GTTCTATAGTAGCCATTGTAGCCACCTCCATTTTATCTCATAAAGGAATAAACCATCTGCACATGAATCCTCACCACCTCACCGAAAACAATGAGAAACCACCTAGTAGGGTCATATAGGGCAAATTTCCTGCCGATCCAATAAATAGAAAAACCCTCACCCAATCATGGGCAAGGGTTTCTGTATATTACTTTTCAATGGAGACTGATACACCACTGATGTCACCGAGGTCTACCTCGGGTGCTTCTGTGAGCTGCCAGCCGGACTGGTTAGCCCACTTGTTATACCCATTTTCGATGTCAGCTAGGAGCTGTTCATCTGTGACCTTGATGCCATACTGGGCAAGAATGCTACGAGCATGAGAAAGAGCGAAGTCACGCTTCTCCTTACCCTTAGCCCCTTTGAGCTCAGCATTGGCATACTCTACGGCACGATCTGTGATGATGTCGATGATGCCTAGAGTGTCTTTAGCCTTGGCTTTCTCTAGCCAGGACTTGACTTTCACGCCAGCTACGCTTAGCAGTGACAGCACTAAGATTACAAGAATCTCAGTTGCCGCTCCTACTACTTGATCCACTAGAGCTTGCATTACTTACCACCCTTTCTGCGGCTGTCAGGCTTCTTATCCTCTGCCTTATCTTCGCCACCATGGAATTTAAGCCGTAGGTTAATGAGAGACTTAACGATCTGTGGCACCTTAACTCCCATTTCCTCTACATTTTCAATAATCGACTTAAACTCCGTGAGCATGAAATAGATGTACACGCCCTTGACAACTGGAGCAAACGTAGCTTCATACTTACTGGCGATGATGAGGGCTGTAATGAGGAACATGTACCCGCCTAGCTTGATGACTGATTCACGCAAACGCTTACTTGTGATAGGTACCCCGTTCTTATAGGATTTGAGGACTCCTGTAAGAAGATCTATCGCAAATAAGGCGAGAAAGCCCCATATAAGGCTTGTATAAAAGCCTTCAGCTACCGCAATGGCAGCAAGTACAATGCTCAGTGGAGCCTTCACTTCGATTCCGCTAACAGCTTGGCTAAAGTAGTACCTCATTGATGCCCCCTCCTTTCTCTGTACGGTTGCGTGCGACATATACAACACCCCTACATAATATTATCCCTTCAACAAAAATAAATATAGTTCTCTTAGCCGATCACTCCAAAGACGTAGAAAAGCCCTTACTCTGTAGTAAGGGCTTTTAAAGGAAGATTATTCCAGAGCCAACTTAGCTGCTTTACGTACCTCATTGGCCAGCCTGTTAAACTCCTTCTTGTCAGCGGCGTCCTCTACGAACTGCCACCCTGCCCCTAGGAATAGAATAGCTTTCTTGGCTTCTTCTTGAGGTATGTTTTGAGCCTTTCTGATAGCGTCGGCTACAGAAGAAAACTGAGTACGTCCAGTAGCAGTCACCGGAGTAAACCATCCAGCACTTAGATAGCGTGTAACCTTCTCGATGTCTGCATCCGACATGCGGTAAGGAGGTGGTACAACCACTGGTGGTTTGAGGCGCTTGGCTACCTCCGACTTAAAACGTGCAAACTCGCTAGGGTTTTTAACCCAAGGCAGAGGGCAATCCTTCCACCCTACGACACCTTTATGAGTCCAGATATCGTTCTCATCCAGCCCATAAGTCTTGCACAGGTAAGCCGCTAGGTCAGCACTGTTTTGGAACGTAGCTTCTGTGATGTTCCCATTCTTGTCTAGGCACATCTCAATGCCGATGGTGCAGTTGTTAGGATAGCTACTAAGTTGATTCAGAGCTTCCTTGGTATAGGTCGTAGACCCTACATGGTATGCCATTTCATCTTCTGGTAGAGCCCGTACAATGGAGTTGTCATCTACAGCAAAGTGTGCTGAAGCATAACGATCGTCCACATTGTCGTTAGGGTCTTGGAAGCGTAGCCCACCGAAGTAGTTGGCAATGTTCTTAGCTGGAGCGCCGTTAGAAGCCGTGTAGTGCATTACAACAGCCTTCTTGGACTTCAGCTTAGTCCCAGGTCTAGAAAACTCATTGACAGGGAAAAGCATATTAGTAATTGGCAACATGTGTATTACCTCCAGTTATTATAATACCAGTGGGGCTATAAGCCCCACCAGTTTATTTCACTAATACTTGGATAATGTTATCGTCTACTCTTTTTAGAACCCTGTAGGTGTTGAAGCCTTGGGCACTAGCTGTAGTAGCTATACCATCATCGTTAGATGAGCAGAATCCGTTAGGCTGGCATGTGCCATCGTCTCTAACTAGTAGCTTACCAACAAGCCCTACAGGAGACCATTCCTTACGGTGTTCACGGCTGACATACTCTTGTTCAGGGTTCCAAGCGGGATTATACATAGGCTGTAGCTCTTGACGAGCTTCCTCTAGCACTACTGATTCTGTGACAGGGTTGCCCTCTTCGTCCTGCCCTACAACCACTTGGTCAATCCTCCCAGGTATATCAACATAGTGGTACTGGATACGACCCCAAGCGTCTGTAACATACCTGTCCTTCCAAGCTTCATGGTTGTCTCCTATAACAGATGGAGTAGAGGAAACTATGCCAAGTACGTAGGAGTCTGATGAAACAGCTTTCCGTATCATTTCCCCATCAAGAGTAACAAAGTACCCAACGCGGTCTTCAGCATCCTCATTACCATCAGCCCACTCGAAGTACTCAGCTAAGTCGGCCCCAGTAGAAGCGTAGGCAGCATCAGCAAAGGTTGCACCAGTTTTCAGTACCTTAAAGGCGTTACCTCTAACACTGTCACTAGTACCATTACCTATGATCAGTATCTCCTGGTTAGAGTCCCCAGAAGACTGATAAGCTGACGAGGATTTAGTATTATAGAATCCCATAGCTACTTGTACAAACTTAGCGTGGGTTCCTTGACCTGCGGCGTGACCGTAGTAACCCATAACCTCTGTCTGATACCCTTCAGCATGAGCACCGACAACGCCGTATGCCCAGGTTTCTACTCCCTCTGTGTGGGAACCTGCTCCTTGCGCTACAGTTCTATACCCCTCAGCATGGGCTGCGTGTACTAATCCTCCAGCACTCGTAGGGAACTCGGTACCAGAGGGTTCTGCTAGAACCATAGCTCTAGTTCCAGTTATATCCTCTGTGGTGCTGAACGTTAGGTTCACGCCGGATGCAGCAGATATATTTGTTTCTATCATACCTGATGCAGTCATCAAGCCAACCCTCTTACCTACTGTGAATCCTACATAAGATGGATCAACCGTGAAGGTGATGACCTTAGTAGTGTTATTCACAGAAGATATCTGATATGCAGGGGCTACTGTTCCTCCTGCTAGGGAACCCATACCCTCCGCGTGGGATAGGTGGCCATAGGCACCAGTTTTAAGACCTTGAGCATGTGAGTATTTACCCCTAGCATAGGTCTGTCTGCCCTCCGCGTGAGCCCCTGTATCAGAAGCGTTAGTTTGGTACCCCTCAGAGTGGGCACCAGTACCCATAGCGTTAGTTTGATACCCCTCAGAGTGGGCACCTGCACCTATAGCTTTAGTCCCATTACCTTCTCCGTGAGCGGCATCCCCTGCTGCTAGGGTTCGATACCCTTCAGCGTGTGATCTACCAAGAGAAGCACCTATCTTGAGTATGAACCCACCATTTAGGTTAGGCACGGTAATTTGAACAGTGGCGTCATATTCCATCATAACTAACTGGGTTGAGTTGGGCTTACTGTGAACAAGCATGTGTCTGACAACAGAGAAGTCCGGGGATATCCACAGTACTGAGTCATAATCAGCATACGCAGTGCTGTCCGCTATGGTTATGATCTGTTGTGGGAATCCACTAGAAGCCAGAACAGCGTGTCCGATAACCCCATCGTATGCTATAGTGCGTTCCCCCTCTGTGTGGGATGCACTAGCCATAGCCCGAGTTAGAAGTCCTTCAGCATGAGCATTAGCCTTACGAGCTTGGTTCTGAGACCCCTCTAGGGTGGAGGTTATGTGGTTCTGGAAGTTCATGTACCCTTCGCTTATAGAACCCCTTTTCCTCCAGGTTATCTCCCTCATTACAGCAGCACCAGTCACACTGTCATTGAAGTCATCATACAGATACAACTTAGAGTTGTCATTTACTGTGACCCCCATGGTTGACGGTATGTCGGCTCCACCATAAGGTGCCCACCATAGCTCCGACTGGTTTACCACCTTGATACCTACAGTATTGCCAGCCGTAAGTGGGGAGAGCCCAGTCATCCATACCCTAGAGTGATCATCTATTGAGAATGGGCTGGCGTAGGTGGAGGATAGATTACCTCCGTCCAACTGCACAGTAGACCGTTTGATACTACCTGCCTTCAAGGTGTCTATGTTGGGTATCTTGACGTTGGTGCAGTTCTCTATGGTCAGGCTGGCTATGGGATCATACGTCATTGATCCAATCTCTATGTTAACTGAGTTGGTCATAATAAGGGTGAGCCCTGTACTAGGGAAATCCCCACATCTAGGCATTGTAAGGTTCTGTACATTGTCTATCTCAACCCTGTGTATTGTAGCACCACCATTATTCACCCATACCCGTATGTTGCTCCCATTAAGGTTCTTAAGGAC